TGAAAGTTGCCTTAAAGAACCTCAGCTAGCTATCGTGAGTCCATCCAACAATACATCTATCATTATAAGAAAAAAGTAAGCACACGGTCAACTTCTATGGGCGAAGCTAAACTAGCTCAAGACATTAGGAATGGTATTGCCAAAGAGGAACTTCAATGGCTTGAGATTAAAAAGGAAAAGGAACTTCTACTTGATGTGAATGAAATGAAAGAGCTATTTGAGCCTATCTTTCAGATTATCCGAAGCTCTCTAGTTAATTTAGCGCGTCAACACCCTTCTACAGTAGCTGACATTGATAATATGTTAGAGAGTCTAAGCGGACTTGGTAGAAAAGTAGCTATTAAAGCTAATGCAGACGCAGAGTACTTTGTACAATCTATGCTAGAGAAAGAACTTTCATTAGAACAATCTGAAGAAGAAGTTGAAGAAGCTCTAAAGGTAAATGACTATGCTTGAGTTAGACACTAACTGGGCAGAAAGACTCTTCTTTGGGAAAGCTCTTCAGCTATTTAAAAAACCAAATAGAATGTCTACTAGGGAGTGGGCAGAAACTAATAGGTTCTTGACCTCAGACGTTTCTTCACGTCCAGGAAAGATGAACTGTATGGAGACTCCTTGGATGTTATATGTAATGGAGTGTCTTGATGACCCAGAGATTATGGTTATTGTAGGTAAGAAGTCAGCTCAGATTGCTTGGACAGAAACTATTAACAACTGGATAGGTAGAACTATTGACTTAGACCCTAGAAATATAATGATTGCTTTTCCTAGAGCAGCTTCAGCTCAGAAGTTCTATAAAGAAAAGTTAGTCCCTTATATTAAACACACACCTGTACTTAAAGAGAAAATTGGAAGTTTAGCTAAAGTATCTCATAAGCATATCCCCTATGATGGAGGTTTCTTAGTTTTAGCTAATGCGGGGACAGCTGAAGACGGAAAGTCCTCTGTAATACCTTATGTAGTTGTGGAAGAGCCAGATGGTGTTAAGAAAGACGTTAATAATCAAGGGGATGGGATGTCTATCCTCAAACAACGAATGAAGTCCTTCTCAGACAGTAAACTTATATATGCTGGAACTCCTACAGACAAAGACTTTAGTCAAGTAGATTTAGCTTACGAACAAAGTAATAAGATGGTTTACCTAGTGCCTTGTCATCTTTGCGGAGAGTTTCATTCTCTAAACTTTGATAACTTAAAGTGCGATGAATGGCAGGAAAGAAGAATAGACGAGTTCTACGGAGTTTATAATCCCGAAACAGCTTACTATGAATGTCCCTTTTGCTTAGGAATATGGAACAATGACGATAAGAAACGAAATGTTATTGCTGCTCTCGACCATCACAATCTGGGTTGGGTTAGTTCTAACCCTAGCGTATCTGATACTTATGGATTCGCCTTTAATGAGTTGCTAAGTTCCTTTGAAGCTTCTTCACTTGTAAACCTAGCTAAACAAAAGCTTAAAGCTCAAAAAGCATATGACAATGGGCATGAAGGTCTAATGAAAAGTTTTACTAATAACTCTAAAGGTGAAGCTTATGTACCTTTAAATGCTGGCTTGAGCATAGATGAAATGAAAGCTAGAAGACTAAACTACCCAGAAACAGTAGTTCCTTATGAAGGTCTTATTCTTACTGCAGGTATTGACGTACAGCATAATCGTTTTGCTATAGTAACTAGAGCTTGGGGTAGAAACGGTAACTCTTGGCTAGTGAACTGGATTGAAATCTTTGGGGATGTACTTGATTATAGTGACCCAGTTTGGGGCAAACTAACTGATTATATCTTTCAGAAATGGGCGCATGGAGCAGGTAAAGGTAAGTTCCTAACCATCTCAGCTGCTTCTATTGACTCTGGGGATGGGGCAACAGCTGAACTAGTATATAGATGGGTCTCAGAGATGAACCTTAAACATCAACATATCTTTGCTTGTAAAGGTATTGGAGAACTTAAATACAACAACTATGAGATATTTAACGAACCAAACACTATGGAAGTAGGTTCAAGTACTCAAGAAAGAAAGACTTTAGCTCAAACTATGGGTGTAAATGTCTTTCCTATGGGAGCTTACCGCGCACATGAGGAAGTTCTTCGCAGGTTTAACCTTAAAGGAAATCGAGATAGACACTATCACTGCGAAACTATGTACGGTGGTTACGAGGAAGGAGTTCTCTCTTGTCGTAAAACATTTGAAACAGATACAACTAAAGCTGGTTATAAGCTGATTGCAGGTAAACATAAAGAAGCTATTGACTGTGAAAAGATGGCTCTCCATGCTGCTTATGCTATACAGATTAGAAACTATAACAACTTCCACTTTGCGGCTTTAGAGCAGCACTTACACGTTACTACAGAATCTGGAGACTTTAATGCCTAGAACACTTATAGAAGTACAAGCAGATTTAGCAGTTGTTAATGCTGCTCTGCAAGATTTAATAGCTGGTAAACGCTTAACTCAACTTCGGTTAGGTTCTGGAGACTTTACACGACTCTTCCAGTATCAAGAAATTACCTACGATGTTCTTAAAGCTGAACAAGCTGAACTTACACAGGAGTTAGCTAGTCTACAGGCTCAACCTCAGATGCAGTTTAGAACTATGACTAACATTCCTCTTAACGTAACTAAATTCAGAGCCTAATATGTCCTTACCTTATGATTCAGAAGAATTCTACTACTCAAGAGCTACTCAACAAGCTTTTGATGGTGCTGTTACTAACTATAGACTTGAACAGAAAGGTTTAATTACTGGAGAGTCTGACTTACTTGCCGCTAGAGAACTTAACCTTCTCTGGCAACGCTCACATCATGCTGTTAGAAATAATGGTTGGGCAAAGACAGCTAAAACCAAGAACCTTATCAACCTTAACGCTATCTCTGTAAAGTGGAAAGACGATAAAGGTAAAGTTAATAAAAAGATGCAAGCTCTTTGGGATACTTTTGCAGCTGACCCAAACCTAGATGGTTATGGTACTTTAGACAATACTCAAGAAGCTTGGAACGGAGCTATGTTTGAGTCTGGAGAAGCTCTATGCAGAATGTTGATTAAGAAAAGAGCTGGTCACCCTATTCCTTTAGTTCTTCAGAATATTGAACCAGAGTACTTAGACCCTAACTTTACTAATGGGTTTCCTCAAACTACCCGTAATGGTATTAAGTTTGAGAATAGCAAACCAGTTATTTATTACTTTAGTAAAAGAACTCCTAACTTTAATCTGTTTAATTTGTATTCTATTGAAAAAGTTGAAGTACCTGCTGACGAAGTTCTACATCTATTTGTCCGAGATAGACCTGGACAGTGGAGAGGTATTCCAACCTTAGCTCCTATCCTTTTACCTTTATATGAACTGGACGACCTTACCGATGCTACAGTTGCTAAACAAAAAGCTGCCCAAGCTATTAGCTGGGTTGTTCGCAATACTAATCCTTCTGCCGCTGTTTCTGTCGGTTCTGCTCTTAACAGTATCGACCCAAACGATATTGATAAGTCTACAGGTCAGCGGAGAGTGGTTACACAAGCTTCTGGAGGAGGTGTCCAATATCTAAATAAAGGCGAGGATATTAACTTCTACCAAGGTACAGATATTGGAGCTAACTTACCCGAATTAATCAAAGCTGAACTACATAAAATTGCTCAAGCTTCTGGACTTACTTATGAAGTTTTAACTGGAGACCTTACAGGAATTAGTTTCTCAGCTCTACAGCAAGTAGCTATTGATATGAAAACCAGAGCCGAGTTCATGTATAAGTTTTATATTGTAAACTTAGGTTTGAAACCTCTTTGTAATCGTTTCCAAGAACTTGCAGCTATTTATAGTAACAAGAGTTTTGCTAACTTAACTCCTACATTCCAATATCCAAGAAAGTATGGCGTTAATGACTTGAAAGATGCTCAAGCTGACCTATTAGAAGTTCAGTCTGGTTTCGCTACTTGGGAAAGTAAACTTGAGGAAAGAAACTTGACTGTTGAGGAGATTGTTGAGGACAAGAAAATTCAACAACAAAGTGGAGTTAGCTTTGAACCTATAGTTAAAGATACAGCACAAAGTAAGAACGTGAAAGCAAATCCTAATTCTGCTGGAATGTAAGTAAATAAATAAGATAACCCTTGACTTTCTCGCTCAAAGAGAGTATAAAGGGTTATCATTTCCAAGGTGGGTATATGAACAAACATCATAGACTTTTAACAAGATTAATTAACACTCCTCTGGCTATTAGCCAAGATAAGCTAGAAGTTATCTCTAGTAATGTGAGTTTAAAGTTATTAGCGGGACAAGCTCTTGATTCTGGAGTTGCTTATCCTACAGATAAGACTGCAGTAACTGAAGGTAAGACTTCAGTTATTAACGTATTTGACAGTTTAGTTTCTAAAGGAGGAGCTGGTGAGTCTGGCTTTACTTCTTATTCAAGTCTTAAAGGTCAAGTAGAAAGCGCAGTAGCTAAAGGCGCAAATAAGATTTTATTCTACATTGACTCACCTGGCGGGGAAGTATCTGGTCTATTTGGACTTTCAAGCTATATAGCTTCTTTACCAGAAACTTACGGAGTCGAAACAGTTGCATTTACTGACGGTTCTATGACCTCAGCTGCTTATGCAATCGGTTCTGCCGCTCAACAAGTATATGCTACTGAAAGTTCTACAGTAGGTTCTATTGGGGTTATCATGTCCCTAGTAGATGTTACTGAAGCAGATAAAGCCAACGGCTATAGCTATACTATCCTTAGAAGTAAAGAGGATAAAGCTATTTATAACCCACATGAACAAATATCTTCTGCTGTTATTGACAAGTATTCAGAGATGTTAGCTGAACTTGATAGTCTTTTCAACGCAGAAGTGGCGAAGAACCGCCCACAATTAACCTTAGAGTCTATTGTCAACATGAAAGCTGATGCTTTCTTAGGTAATAAGGCACTAGAGTTAGGTCTTATAGATGGAATTGTTTCCTCTATGGACGAAGTTATAAACTTAAATCTAAATTCAACAACTAAACGAGGTGATGTTATGACACTAGAAGAGTTGAAAGCTCAACTTAGTGCTAAAGATACGGAGTTAGCTACACTGCAAGCTAGTGTTACTAACACTGTAGCAAAAGCTATTGCTGATGAACGTGCAAGATGTATTGACATCTTAGGCGCAGGTCAGACTTTGAAAATTACAGCTGAACAAGTTACTAAACGTATCTCAGCTGGTACAGCTAAAGAAGATGCAGTTGACATCTTTACTGCTATTGCTGATGCTATCGGCACTTCAACTGCTATCGATACAGCTGCTCCAGTAGAAGCTACTGTTTCTAAAAACTTAACAACTGATGCAACTGAAACTAAAGTAGAGATTGAAGGTTCTTCTTACTCTATTAAAGATATTGTTGCTGCTGCTCACGCTATCTCTAAAGGAGTTAAATAATGCCTGCCGAAACTTTTACATATACCCCTAAAAGACTTCTTGCTAGCTCAGACCCAGATGTAGTAGTTAAAACTGGTACTGTTGTTACTGGACAAAACCTAGCGCAATACACACTTCTTGAAAGTGATGCAGCTGGTAAATGGAAAGTACACGCTGGTGTTAACAAAGTAGCGGGTATCTTACTTTACGCTGTAGATGCTACTTCAGCTGACCAAGCTGCTCAAGCTTATATTGCAGGTGATTTCTTTGCTGACCAGTTAGTATTTCCTTCAGCAATCAACACTAACTTGTTAAAACAAAAACTTGTTGAAGGTAGTATGATTGCCTTAACATTCTTAGATACTGGTGAGGTATAATAATGGCTCGTTTTGCTACTCCTTATGAATTAAATGAGATTTACGGTACACTTACTGACCGTGAATACCCAACTCCTACCGAGTTACAATCTAACTTTGGTATCATGCAACCTTTTGAAACTGAAACTATTAACTTAGATAAAGTTTCCCCAGATTTGCGTATTGGTATCTTTGTAGCTCCAGATGCACAAGCTAAACCAACTGTTGCTCGCGGCTACCAAACTAAAGTATTCTATCCAGCTTACTGGAAAGATAAAACTACAGTTGACTTCAGAAACATTCGTGCAAGAAGAGTTGGTGAACAGATTTCTGTTCCTACTTCTAATGCTGGTCGTATTGCTTCTGCTCTACAAGATAACATGATGTTAATGCAAGATAAACGTGACCGTTTACTTGAATGGATGGCATCACAAGTCTTACTTTTTGGTTCTTATGTTGCTACTTCAGAAAGACATCCTTCTGTTCTTGTAGATTTAGAACCAAACATTGCAACTGACGCTGCAAGTTTAAATGGTGGTCGCGCTAACCGTGCAAACTTAACAGCTACTGCAGTTAACTTACCTACAGGTTCTACTTTACCAGTTATTACTGATAACGGTGGCGCAGGTAAACGTGCTTGGGGTTCTACAGGTGGTACTAAAACTGTATCTCCTATTGCTGACTTACAACAAATGTTAGACGCATCTTGGGAACCTATCTCTAAGATTTATATGTCTGACGATGCTTGGTTAGAAGTAACTAAAGACGCTAGTTTTGCAACTGTGATTTCAACTTTAATCACAACTACTTCTTCTTTCTTGGTTGAGTTGTTACCTAAACAACAATCTAAAGAAGGTTTAAAACTTCGTGGCACTATTGCTGGTATTCCTATCTGGACATACAATGCAGCATATCAAGGTACTGCGAGTGCATCTACTAGCTTAACTAAGTTTATTCCTAATGGTTGGGTAGTTATGGTTCCAGCTGCTAACTACGGTGTACAAGCTTATGGTGCTATTCAACATGGTGCGGCTGACTTTGTAGCTACTGAAATGTTCTGGAACTCTTGGGTA